CTCTTAATCTCTTTTATTTTTTCCGTGAAATTTGATAATTGTTTAAATTCTTGTTTCACTTGAAATTGTTCTGGTTTTTGTTATACAACCTTCTTATCATATTCCTCCTTTAATTCTTTTGCTTGTGGATAAGATTTTAAATCAACAATCCAATCACCATATTTAGAATTAAATAAACCTTCCAATTTCTTCAAATTAGGATCATCTTTTTTCAATTCAGCTTCGGCATCTTGATATTTACTTTTAAAATCTTCATCAAATTCTTTTAATTCTGGAATAAAAATATCATCATCCGTTTTTTTAAAAAATTCCAACAATCTCTTAATATTCTTATCCTTATATAATTTCTCCTTTAAACTTAATTTAATACCTTTAACGAAATTATTATAAAAACCGTTAAGATATTTATCAATTGAATTTGAATTAAAATCATCCATAAAAGTTTTTGTAGGTCGTTCATTACTAAATTTTTTAAGTTTATCATCATATTCTTTAATAGCATAGGCAATTTCTTTTTTAAGACTATTGATTAAATAATCAATTATTTCTTTGAATGCTTCACGATTTTCATTAAAAACATTCTCAAATTCAATATCAGTTAATTCCTTTTCTCCAATTGATAATTTTAATTTCTTTTTGATTTCGTTTTTATTTTTTTCTTTAAAATCATATAATTCTTTAACTTTTTTCTTGATATTTTCAGTTGTATTTGAGATATATCCATTTATTTTTCTATCAATATCAGGTAAAGATGCTTTATCTTTTCTAATAAAATTCTCAAAATATACCTTATTAATTATTACATATATTTCATTAACTAATTTAACAAACTTATATTTTTCATCATCAACATCTTTACTGAAATCATAATCATAATCAAAATATTTATTAATATCATCGAGAGGTTTATTTTCGAATGGTTTATTCTTTTTTGTGCTTAAACTTTCTATAATTTCTTTTCTTGAATCGATAAATTTTGCTATAAATTGTGATATTAATACTTTCTTTTGTAATTTATCTTTTTCCTTGATTATTTTTTGATAAATATCATATAAATCTTGGAAATTCATTTCTTATTAATTGAATGGAAATTTAATTTTAATGTTAAACTGATAAATAATTATTAGAATTATGATGAGTATAAATAATATGAAATAATACATATAAATTGATATTAATTTAGAACTACATATATCATATAAATCAATAACGATTTTTTGAATTTGATTTTGAAGTTTCGTATATTCAAATTTAATATATTCAAATTTATCCTTATCATTATAAAAACTATTCTTCAATTCTCCTTCAAATTGATAAAGACTTTCAAAAATCATTAAATTACCAATCCTCAAATATAAAACAAGATTTATCTTCTTCTTTATTATTTGAATATTAGGTGTATAAATCATATTAAATGCCGAAAAGAAATCCTTCGCTTCGCTTATTAAATTATTATCCACAAAATATTTGATAATTTGGAATGTGAAAAATGTTGAAACTATCTTATCCTTATATAAAATCCCATTCTTATCCTTCAATTCTTTAAATTCTTTTAGAGGAATAGTTGCGAATGATTTTGTATGTGTTTCGGCAATATCATCAATAATCTCTTTAATATATTCATAAAATCTATTGATACTTATATTATTCTTAATATCATTACATTTTCCATAAACGAAATCATTATCAAATTCATTTTTCTTTGTTAGATAATTACAAATCTTCTTCTTATTTATAAAATCCACATTTATATTCGTATAAAATAGACGATTAATACTATTCACTCTTTTACCAACCTTCGTGATATTCACATAATTAATGAGATAATAAACAAAACCTATAAAGATTGATATATAACAAAAGATTTTAATATATTCTATTCTTTTTTCTTCTAAAAGATAATCAAAAATATCTATTTTAACAATTATAAAAATGAGAGTAATTATAAATATAGCAAAATGACTATCTATCGAAAAATAATCATTCAAATAAAAGATGTTTTCGAGTTGTTTAAATAATGGACTATCCGCAAATGTTAATTCTCGTGTTGTGAAATATTTATAAGAACTTAATTTGAAATAACTAACAACATTTTTAATAATTTCATATAAAATCCATAAAAGAGATGTTATTAAAAATAACCAAATTATTATTATAATAATATCACTAATTACAGAGATATTACTACAAAATATAGGATGTTTTTCATTCCTCTTACGAGCATCTTTTAAGATAGTAAGATGAGTTGTGAATTCAGTTGAAATTAACTCATAAATAATTTTAAGAAATTTAAAAAAGAGTTCTTTAATCTTCATCAATTCTATTTATTATAATGATTTAATAATCCATAAAATAATGAATATTACTATTGGGAATGATAGTCGCACCATTAATTCTTGGAAAGTTGTTAAATCATTTGAAGATAGATAATTATTTATATAATGACATCCTATCTTCTCTAATGAAATTCCAAGAATTATAACTATCGATAATATGAATAATTTCATAACCTCTCTACGAGACATAACCATTCTATCCCAAAAAGAATATTGATAAGGGCGTTGTGGAATTTGTTGTGGAACTTGTTGTGGTTGTTCTTGATATTCATAATAATTCGTGAAGCGTTCTTTGGTTTCTTGTGGAGGCATTTGAGGAGGCATTTGAGATTGATATTCTGGAACAGGTTTTTTCTTTGGGGGTGGTGGAGGTGGAGGTGTATTTTCAAATTCTTCTTCAAACGCTAAATCAAGAGAAGTCATATTCTATAAATAAATAAATATTTTTAATAAATAGAAAATGGTTGAGTATAATTCAATTCTAAATATGTTTTCTTTATTACTCGCATTTATAATCTTCTTTATCATTCTCTTTGGATGTAGATGTTCTTCTCCCATAGTCCAAGAGAAATTTGAAAATAAAGAAGCTGAAAAAGAATTAACTTCATTTGAAAAATCCGTTTTAAATGGATTATCAGCAGGTTCTATAACAACCAAAGACCTAACATCATTAATTAAAAATGAACAATTCACCGAAAAAAATTTGGAGAATTTAATCGATTATGTCGAACATTTTAAAGGAGGTTTGAAATCTTAATCTTCTTTATATGTCAATTCATTCTTCTTATATAAATCAAATAATTTATCTCTCGAATATTCATCATTATCTTCTTCTTCACTTAACTCTTGTTCTTTATTATAATAATTATAATCATTAAAATTATTTTTATAATTTGGATTTAATAATGATTTAAATTCAGTTGTTAATGAAAATTTAGGCGAATAATAATAAATGATATATGTAATTAAATGATTAACCCCCTTAAAATCATAAAGATTGTTATTCGTCGCTTCAAAACGAAATGTTAATTTAGATAATTTACCGATGGGATGAAATTCTCTCGAAGGTATTTTCTGGATTTCAAATCTTTCCTCATTAAAACCCACCGAATTCACCTTAAATTTAGCAATCCCAAGATTATAATTATTATATGCTAATGAACCGTAAGAATGTTCCTCAATTTCAGGAGACCTGATTGTAATATATTTCTCACCTATGAAGAAAACAACACCAGTAGCAGTAATCTCATATCTTTCCGTCTTCACATTATAATAACTATGAAATATTTTCAAAAATCTTAAATTATTCTCATATCTCTTTATATATTTATATTTTATATTATCATCTTCTTCTTTGATATTCATAGAAAATCCAAGAGTTTCCGCCATCGAACTATCATTCATATTTAAGATAAATGGTTTTTGACATACGAAAGTAATGACATTCGTTAATTCAGGTGGATTGCTATATGTTATTATTTCTATCGGTACTGGATAATTAACAGGGTCTTCCGTTGATTTTGAAATCATTAAGGAATTAAAAACAGGCATAAAAGTTAAGAGATTATAATTTCCAATACTCATTTCAAATTTCGTGAATATATTCATATTAGCATTCAACGGATCTAAACCATTATTCACGATGAAATCATTTGAACTATTCGCAATATAAATAAAAAGATTATTATTATATTTATCTATTGAATACATCGTTCTTGGAATACTATAATCAATAACTTCAATTCCTATGACATTTTTAAAAGGTGTATTCATCTTTATTGAATAATAATTTGGGTCTGGATATTGGAGGAAATCTCGGTCTTTACTATCTACGATGAATAAGAAACTTTCTTTTATACTATTCTTCTTTAAATAATCAATATCTTCAATAGACATTCTTTAAATATCTTAATTTGTATTTATTTAAATAGAAAAATAAAATAAAATGATTTTTAGATTTATAAACAAATGATATAAATGAAAATTTTACGAAAATATTTTAGAATTTTCAAATATCTCAAAGCGGTTCGTCTTCAAGAGGAAGAGATAGTGATGGACGATTTCGAGGACAAATGTTTCTATGATGAGGAATGGAATTATTTGATGTGATTTTTTTTTGATTATATAAATATAGAAAATGGCGACAAAGAATTTATTCGAATATTTTTTTGGATTAATAGGACAAATTAAATTATTTCATTTTTCAACGATGAAATATTCTACTCATAAAACCCTTGATGATTTTCACGGAAGTTTAAGTGATTTAGTTGATAAATTATTAGAAGTTTATTTAGGAAGATTTAATAAACAACCATTAGAAATTTTTGAAATTAATATGACCGCTACTACAAATATCAGTAATCTTATTGAATATCTAGAAACTGAAAGACAAGTCATCTGTGGAATTCGTAATAAAACTTTTAAGAATAATTGCGAAATTCAAAATATTATTGATGAAATTACTGCTCTATTTGATAGAACCATTTATCTTTGTAAATTAATTTAATATTTCTTAATCCTCCTTATTCTCCGTTGTATTCCTCCTCTTTTAAATCCAATACTTCTAATAAATGATTTAACTATTTCTCTTTTTGTTTTTATTTCTTCTGATAATTTTTGTAAAAGATAATTTTTAGATAATAAAGGTTTAAAATAAGGATTTACAGTTGATAAAAATTTGCAAACATATGATATAAAATTATCTAATTTTCCTTGATCTATTAATAAAATGCGATATTTACTCATAATTTTTTTTTCTGTTAATTTTTCATAAGTATAAACACCTTCTTTTAAACCACAAAATTTAAAATATAAAGCAGCTAAAAATAATCCATCAAGTAAATATCTAATTGTATATTTAATATCTTCATCAACTTCTCGAAATTTTGTATAAAA